TGTAGGCCAGCGCCCGCAGCAGCATCGGTTGGTCGCCGTAGGGCTGGTTGAGGTAGCGCTGGCGGAACTCCTCGATCACCACGCGCTTCTCGGTTTCAAGTTTTTCGGGCGTGATGTCGAGCCCCTCCATGCGGTCACTTTCGAGCCACAGGGCCGTCTCGACGTTGTCTTTCGGCAGGGTGATGTAGAAATCGGTATAGTCGTTGTTGGTGAAAGCGTTGTTGTCGCCGCAGGCCATCTGCACCGGCAGGTCGAAGTTGGGTATGCGGCGCGTGCCGCGGAACATGAGGTGTTCGAACAGATGCGCGAACCCCGTGCGTTCGGGATTTTCGTTGCGTGCGCCTGCTTTATAGAGGATGTTTACCGCGGCGAGCTTCGAGACCGGGTCGCGGTTGACGACGACCGTGAGTCCGTTCGCCAGTATTTTCTTTTTGTATTCGATCATATGGCTGCAAAGATAGTAAAAAAGCGGCGGCAGGAATAGTAGTGACGCCTCATTTGTTTGATGGATTCTGTGACTATGAAGTTTGGGGATTGTGAATCCATAAATCCTGCCGCCGCATATGGTACGGTGTGCTGCGGCAGGAAAACGGGAAGAGTGCTGCCGAATCTGCGGACCCTACGGCTCTGGTAAGCCTTCAATCCCACAAATTACAGCACGCACCCTTCGGGGTACGACGGATATTGCGGGATTGCAAAAAATTTACCAGATTTATATAGTATAGATTGAAGGAGAAAACAAAAACTAATCAAGTGAAAATAAACAATCTGTATAATAAGTAATTACGCTGTATCTACATCTTCTCTTGTTTTACTTGATTATTGTTGTTTGGTTCTTTTTCGGTACATTTTTGTTTCTTATTTGTTCCTTAATTCGGATTATTCTTTCTACCTTTGTGGCAGGAATAACGAGTAAAGCAAGGAGGAACTATGCCACGAGTAAAGAAGCCCGCAAAAGTCAAAGAACCTATCCGTCTTCGGATGAAAGAGTTGGCCAATGGAAACAAAAGTCTGTATTTGGATATCTATCGGGACGGCAAACGGACGTATGAGTATCTGAAGATGTATCTTATCCCCGAAACGGATAACAATGCCCGTGTGCGGAATCAAACGACTATGGCCGCAGCCAATGCCATCAAATCGAAACGAATCATTCAACTTACCAACGGCGAAGCGGGTATCGAAACCCGTGAAAAGGTTTTTCTTCTGGACTGGATGGAAACCTACAAAGAGAATCAGGCGAAGCGAGGAAAGAAAGATGGAAACCAAATCCAAGTTACTATCCGCATCTTGAAAAATTATGCCGGAGAACGGGTAACGATGGATCAAATCGACAAGGCGTTTTGTCAAGAGTATATCGACTATCTATTGACTGAATATCGACCGAAGGGCAAACAAGTATCTAATTTTACGCTACACACCTATTACCGCATTCTGAACGGAGCTTTGAATGCAGCCGTGCGAGCGGAAATTATAAAAGTCAATCCTTTTACGAAGATCAACAATTCGGATAAAATCCGTCTGCCGGAGAGCAAGCGGTCGTATATGACCATTGAAGAGGTGCGGGCATTGATTGCTGCTCCGATGAAAAACGAAGCCGTAAAACAGGCTTATTTGTTCTCCTGCTTCTGCGGACTGCGGATAAGCGATATCATCAGTTTAAAGTGGAAAGATGTCTTTGTTGATAGGGGACAATATCGTTTGGCTGTATCTATGCAAAAGACCAAAGAGCCGATTTATCTGCCGCTTTCCCCCGAAGCCTTGAAGTGGATGCCGGAACGTGGAGAGAAGACATCGGAAGATCATGTATTCGATTTGCCGAGCCCAACGATGATAAACACGCTTCTCAAACCTTGGGCGAAAGCGGCTGGAATAGATAAGCGGTTTTCATTTCACACGAGCCGCCACACGTTCGCGACAATGATGCTGACGCTCGGAGCAGACCTCTACACCACTTCGAAATTACTCGGCCATGCTGATGTGAAAATGACGCAAGTCTACGCCAAAATCATCAATCAGAAAAAGGACGATGCGGTCAATTTAGTAAACGGATTATTCGACTAAAGCAACTGCCGAATTTTCTGGTTTCCCGATGTTTTTTTTGCAGGTGTAGTTTATTCCCGCGCGGGTATATATAATTCTGTTTAGTTTAGTATTTCTCTATATATAGGGCAAGAAAACTAAAGTAAACCGTTTCATGCAAACAACTGAAAAGAAATGCGGTTGAACTTTGATGACCGAAATCGTACTCTAAAACAGGATTCTTACACTCGAATGCCGGTAGCATTATCGACAAGGAAAAGGTCGTAATTCGACCGCTGAGAAATGAACGGATTATGTCGGAGAAGCAAATCCGTTCTTAACCCGCGAGAAACAATTATTGGTAACAATTTTTTCAGCTCCCTTTTGTCGGTTAAAACCTATTCGCGAATTGAGGTCTAAAATCTTCCGACCGGGAAAGGCTGTTTATCCATTTGACTGCCATTCTATAATCCGTCATATATCGGATAATCCCACCGCCTCTGCTTGCAGATTGTATGGCAGCCTACCCGACGCCGTAAGGCGGTTGGGGTATTAGGCTCCCCCGAAAGATATTTCGTGGCACACGGGCAAGCCCAAACGAAAACGGCTGTGGCAAATGCTTAATACCTAATTATGAGGTCAGAGATAGAGAATATTCCAAAGAAAATGCCGTAAATAATATCACCGCAATAGTATAAAATAATTATACGCCAAATTTCCAATCGAAACAAAGCCAAATTTCCAAATGATTTTGCGTCAAATTTCCAAATATATTTTTGAAATTGATTTGGAATACAAAGAAATAAGCTATCTTTGCAGAAAAATACGGTGTATGGAATATAAGAATCGAATAGCGGATCAACTTCTGCGTGATAAATTAGAGGCGATGGGTGCTGTATTGATAGAGGGACCTAAAGCTTGTGGTAAAACGACCACGGCTGAACAACAGGCCAAAAGTGTTATCTATATGGATGACCCTACTAAGCAACAGCAATATAGGCAAATGGCTCAAACCAATATTAGTTTTTTGCTCGAAGGGGAAACTCCTCGTTTGATTGACGAATGGCAGGAAGTTCCTCAATTTTGGGATGCTATTCGGTTTGAAGTAGATCACCGAGATGAAGACGGGCAGTTTATGCTTACAGGTTCTGCTGTACCTGTCGAAGCTAAGGAAATTCACCACACAGGTACTGGAAGATATGGATGGCTCACCATGCGTCCTATGAGTTTGTGGGAATCAGGGGATTCTACAGGTGAGATAAGTCTGTCGGAACTGTTCCTTGCCCCGGATAAAATAGGAGCCTTGAATAAACTTACATTGCCAGTGCTTGCGTTTGTTGTTTGCCGTGGGGGGTGGCCTAAAGCTTTGCAAAAGAAAACAGAAAAGGCGGCACTATTACAGGCAACAGAATATTATAAAGCGATAACAAATAGCGATATATCACGAGTAGACAATGTAAAACGAGATGCAGAACGGGCAAAAAGAATTATGCGTTCATATGCCAGGCATCAAGGCTCTCAAGCAAGTATCGCCACAATCCTTGCCGACATATCAACAAATGAACCAGAGGATGTCAGCGATGAAACGATAGATGCGTACCTTACCGCTTTGCGGAAAATATTTGTAATTGAGGATATGCCGGCATGGAATCCTAACTTGAGAAGTAAAACAGCGGTTCGTACATCTGATACAAGGTATTATGTTGACCCTTCGGTTGGCGTGGCAGCCCTTGGTTTAGGTCCCAATGATTTAATTAACGACCTAAATACTTTTGGGTTATTTTTTGAAACAATGTGTATTCGAGATCTTAGGGTTTATGCTGATGCCTTAGATGGTTCTGTCTATCATTATAGAGATAAGAATGGTTTGGAATGTGATGCTGTAGTACATTTGCGTAATGGTTCGTATGGTCTCATTGAAATAAAATTGGGTGGAGAGAAATTGATTGAGGATGGTGCAAAAACATTAATGGCACTCTCAAATATCATAGATACATCTCGAATGAAAGCTCCTGCTTTTTGTATGGTGCTGACAGGCGTTGGTGATTTTGCCTATAAGCGAACAGATGGAGTCTATGTTGTACCTATTGGATGTCTGAAAAATTAATTATGACACCAAATTTAAAAACGATCCAATTATGCCAACATATAAGTTTATAGATTTATTTGCAGGATTAGGAGGATTCCATTTGGCCTTAGAGCAATTGGGCTGCAAATGTGTATTTGCTAGTGAACTCCAGCAAGATTTACGCACTTTGTATGAGAGTAATTTTGGTATGAAGTGTGCTGGGGATATTAATCTTATTAATATCGAAAAGGACATTCCATCACATGATATTTTATGTGGTGGTTTTCCATGTCAACCATTTTCACAAGCAGGAAAACAACAAGGGTTTCAGGATGAGAAAGAAAGGGGCAACTTGTTTAATAAAATAATGGAAGTTCTCGAATTTCACAAGCCTGAATTTGTATTTCTTGAGAATGTTCCTAACTTGAAATCTCATGATAAAGGAAATACGTATCGTGTAATTCATGAAAAGCTATCAATGCTTTATGAGGTAAAAGAAGATATTATATCTCCCCATTATTTTGGTATTCCCCAGCATCGAACAAGAATGTATATTGTTGGTCGTTTAAAAAGTAGAGGTGGGTTGCAAACTTTTGCATTTCCAAAACATGAGGAAAGGCCTGACTGTGATATTTCTCAAATACTAATTCCTGAAGATACAGACTATATGTCTTTACGTCCAGTCACGAGAAAGCACATGGCAGCATGGCAAAAATTCTTGGATTTACTTTCTCAAAATAAGAGTACACTACCAACATTCCCTATTTGGGCAATGGAATTTGGTGCCACTTATGATTACGAGGGGGTAGCACCTTACTTTCAGAAACGGCAACAATTGTCTGGGAAAAAAGGTAAATTTGGAGAAGATATAGTTGGAAACTCAAAAGATGATTTTTTGCAACTTCTTCCCATATATTCTCAAGGAAAACCTAAAACAGGACGACAATTCCCGGATTGGAAAAAACAATTCATCAGACAGAACCGACAATTCTATCAAGATAATAAATCATGGATTGATGCATGGATTGATGAAATTAAGCAAGAAGGATTCGAAAATAGCCATCAAAAATTTGAATGGAATTGTGGTTATGAAGAACACCCTACAATATATAATAAAATTATTCAGTTCCGTCCATCTGGAATGCGTGTGAAATTGCCGACCTATTCGCCTGCATTGGTGTTAACAACAACTCAAATTCCTATAATTCCGTGGTTGATAACTCCCAATGGAGAAAAAGGTCGGTACATGACAAGAAAAGAAGGAGCCAAACTTCAATGTATGGAAGAATTGGCGGAATATCCTGATACGATTGCCAGCGCATTTAAAGCTTTTGGAAATGCGGTTAATGTAGAAGTTGTAAAACGTATTGCAATAAATTTGTTATTTGATGGAAATGAAACAAATAAATAAGGTGTCAATTGCATTAAAACCCAATGTATATAGTACATTTCGAAATTTAAACAATACCGTCTCAAATACATTGGGAGAGTATGTAGATAATGCAGTGCAAAGTTTCTTGAATCATAAAACAGAATTATTTGATTTAGAATCTAATTACAAACTTCGCATTGAGATTTCTGTTGATTGGGAGAATAGAACAATTTTAATATCTGACAATGCCGCAGGTATTGATGCTGTAAACTATCAAAGGGCTTTTGAGCCTGCGCATATTCCATTGGATGACACCGGCTTAAATGAATTTGGAATGGGTATGAAAACAGCATCTGTTTGGCTCGCAAATAAATGGTGTGTATATACAAAAGCTTTAGGAGAAGATGTTGAACGTTTTACTGAATTTGATTTACAAAAAGTAACAACAGAGGAAAAGGAAGAACTTGTTGTGATTGAGAAAAATGCTCCAGCTAATGAGCATTATACAAGAATAATATTATCTCAATTATCCACAAATGCGCCAAAACCAGGGCAAATGGAAAAGATACGCAGACACTTATCAAGTATTTACAGACAGTTCCTTAGAACTGGGAATGTTGAGATCATTGTAAATGGTCAAAGTCTTGAAGCACCAGATTATGGAATACTTTATGCCCCTTTCTATAAAACTCCTGATGGTGAAAATATTCTTTGGAGAAAAGAAATAGATTTTGAAATGGGGGAATATAAAGCAAAAGGATTCATAGCAATACTTGATAAAATCCAAAATGGAGCAAATGGTTTAGTGTTAATGCGTCGAGGTCGAGTAATTGTTGGAGGAGGAGATGAGAGGTATTTCCCAACTGTTATATTTGGACAGTCTGGTAGTTTTAGATACAGACGTTTATTCGGAGAAATTGAATTAGAGGGTTTTGAAGTATCATTTAATAAAAATGGTTTCAGAGAAGAAGAAGATTTATATCTTTTTATGGACGCCTTAAAGGATGAATTAAAAGCGGACAATCTGAATATTCTTGGGCAAACGGATAATTATAGACAACGCGGTAAAGATCAATACACAAAAATCTCCAAAGCTATAAAAAAGGACTTGGAAAAGAAGGCAAAACCCAAACAACTATCTCGTCAAGTTAGTGAAGTGGAAGCCAAAATTAGCAACCAACAATATTTGCAGAAAAACGAAGATGTAATTATAAATGCAAAACCACTTGATAGCTATAGTGAATCTTTTCAATACAATGGGAAAAATTATATCCTCACAATGGATTTGGTAACTGAAACAGAAACTGATTCTTTGTACTCTGTAATTACTACTGACACAGAAGAAAATCTATTTCTTGATACCAAATCAATATCATGCAAAATTAATTTAGCACATCCGTTCTTTACGAGATTTGAGCATTTTAAAAAAGGACAGGACTATGCACCGATAGTTGCTATTTTTAAGGCATTGACGTTAGCTGAAATTATGGCACCAGATAAAGGCACTAAATTCGCATCAAATTTGCGTATATTATTTAATCAAAATATTTTGCAGTAGTTATGGAAATAGAAATACTCAATACTCATAAAAATGATTTTTCTCCAGTCATAGGGGAACGAACAATGGAATTATTGTCTCGTTTTGGGCAAAAATTAGATGAAGATGGCATCGATACATTGAGTTCTGAAACAATTGAAATCTTATCGCATTGTACAAACCCCTACAAAAATGAAGTGCAGTCTGTAACCAATCTAGTGGTAGGTTATGTACAAAGTGGTAAAACCATGTCTTTCACAACGCTTTCTGCACTTGCTCACGACAATGGGTTTCGTATAATTATATACTTTGCCGGAACTAAAAACAATCTTCTTTCTCAGACCACTAAACGATTAAGAAAGGATTTAATTAATGGAAGTGCAAATAGCGCATACTATAAACTTTTTGAAAATCCGACTTTAGAATATGCGCAAAGGATACGCAATGCTTTGAATATTAGTTCTAAACCAACTATTTTGATAACAGTGCTTAAACATCATAAGTATATCTCAGACTTGGCTGCAATGTTTAATTCCATGCAACTTAAACAGACATTAGGAAAAGCAGGAGTTTTAATTATTGATGATGAAGCTGATCAAGCAAGTCTGAATGGCTATGCTTACAAAAATAGTAAATCAGAAGAATGGGAAGATGATGAATATACAACTACATATAGTAGTATCATGAAATTAAAGGGGGCTTTGGCAAACCATTCCTACATACAATATACGGCAACTCCGCAAGGACCATTGTTAATAAGTATAATGGACTTACTATCACCTAAGCATCATACTGTTTTGACTCCTGGCAAAACTTATACTGGTGGCAAAACTTTTTTTTGTGATGAGCCAGGTTTAATCATAACAATTCCTGAAGGAGAAGTTTTTCATTCAAAGCACAATAACCTTGCTGATTGTCCGGATTCACTTGTAAACGCCTTACAGTTACATTTAATGGGTGTTGCTATCATAGTAAAACTTTTACAGAAAGAATCTTTTTTATCTATGATGATACATGCGGATAGAGATCAAGATGCGAGCGAGAAATTTTATAGATGGATAAAAAATATCATTGATGCATGGTCGAATATTTTAGCTAATGGAGAACAAGACCTGGGCTACCAAGAATTGAAAGATAGCTTTGCAAAATGTTATCCAGAATCTATACGGATGTATGAAGCTCACAATGAGTCAGCCCCATCCTTTGAGGATATCTGGTGCTGTATAGATGATATCATTCTTGACACCAATGTTGAATTAGTTATAAGCAGGAATAAGAGACAAGGTGAAAATAAAGAGATTGATTGGGCTAGCAGTTGTTCTCACATATTGGTTGGAGCAGATATGCTTAATCGGGGTTTTACTGTAGAGCATCTTGCAGTAACATATATGCCGAGATGTAGTGTCGGAAAATCTACCGCAGATACAATTCAACAGCGATGTCGTTTTTTTGGATATAAGCAAAATTATCTTTGGTCATGCCGTGTGTTTTTACCTTTTGAGGTAATAATTGAATACAAAGAATATGTAGAGCATGAAGAAGAAATGAGAAAATGGCTTCTCGATAATAAAAACCTTGAAGATGTTGAGCGACTACTATTAATCTCTAATAGATTAAATGCCACGCGAAAAAATATCTTATCTAAACATACTGTAACAACAAAATTGAATGGATGGCGTAAAATGAATGCGTTCCAAGCAATTGATGAAAATACCACATTTGTAAACCGCTTCCTTGCAGATGTAGAATTGAAATTGTTTGAGAATTATGGTACGGACGATCGAAATCATGGATATGTCAAGCTTCCAATTCAGAGAATCATTGAATTTTTAACAGAGTTTAAATTTCAGAATATGCCTGATGCTGCAAGAAAAGAGGCAACTTTAAGATATATAAAATACTTAAGTACCAAAAAACAAGGAGCATTAGAGTACGCATATATCATACAAATGGCATATAGAGGAATACCCCGCGAACGTGCTTTTGATATTGATACATTTAGAATAAATAATTTGCATTCTGGACGTTCGATGTCCGGTAGTACCGTATATCCTGGTGATGCGAATATAAAATTTGAAGACTCAATTTGTATTCAGATTCATCATGTAAAACTAAAATGCAATTCTACTCAATGGGCGGGACGAACGGCTTATACTTTGGCGATATATTATCCGGAAGAATTCGCAATCAATTATGTAGAAACAGAAGAATAATATGAAAGTATCACTTCATTCCATATTTAGTAAACTACAAACAAAAATTTTGACGGAGCATAATTGTTATGCTGCTGATAATATTCCTTTTTCTGATACGCATAAAATAGGCATATCTTATGAGGGGTTTCCAATCTTTTTTATTGCTAGTTCGAATATTAGTTCGCTTTCGAACATAAAATTGGATTTAATCTCTATTCAATTCAATCAATTATGTAGATTGAAATTGTCAAATACGGATAAACCGATAGAGAATTACTATACAATAGTTGCATTGCAAACAGAGAATGTCGATTATATCAATTATTTCATAGATGTAGTAGAAATTGTATTAAGTAAATTAGGCAATTATCCTACTCAAAAACAACTGCATGATGAAATACAAAAATTGGTTGATTTATTTCGATGCTTTAATTTACCTCCACAAAAAACAATTCAAGGCTTATGGGCGGAGTTGTTTGTTATATCTATAGCCAGTAATCCGGAATATTTATTAAAAGCATGGCATTCTTCATTAAATGATGTATATGATTTTAATGATGGAATAGATAAAATAGAGGTAAAAAGCACATCTAAATCTCATAGAATACATAAATTTTCGTATGATCAATTATCTCCCACTGAAAACACCAATTTGATTATATCTTCGATCTTTGTTATTCAATCTGGAATAGGAAAAAATATCTTTGATTTAAAAGAGGACATAGAGACTCAAATTTGTTCATTGGAATTGCGGTATAAGTTAAATGAAATTATATTTCGAACATTAGGTTCTGAATTTGAAAAGGTATATGATGTTTATTTTGATTATCAACAGGCAGTAGATTCCTATAAACTGATTCCTGCTATATATATACCGTCATTGAATAGTGAAAGTATTCCGAATGAAATTACTAATATCCATTTCGATTGTGATTTATCACAAATTGATGTTCCGGATAATATTGCTGCAATATACCCACATAGTAAACTATTTTCAAGTTTATAGCGTATGATGAATGAGAAAGTTCTACCAGAAACATTGCTTCAGCTAATGTTGAATGTACTTGCAAAAGCAGACAGTTTTCAATATATAAGCGGAATACAACCCTTTTTAATGTCGTTAAAAGGGAGGAAATATTATGTGTATGTAAAAAATCTTTCTTCTGCATATTTTAAAGATAGACCTGATACGACACGAGCTCAACTACCAATAAAAGATGAATTCTCAGAAATAAAGGAATCTGCCTATCCTTTCATTTTCTTGGGCTATGATAGAATAAATGACGTTTTAGTATGTTGGAATTTTCATATTGCTAAAAAACGATTAAATGAAAGAAAGAGCGTGTCGTTTTATTCACGAACATTTTTTCAAGAAGAAGTTTCTCCAGGCGAATTATTGCGTAAGCGATTGAAAAATGATGATGAACCAGTCTTTTTTAAGCGTAAGGACTTATTGATGTTTTTTGAGAATATAGATTCATTTTTCGAAAATTCATCTCCTAAGGCACAAGTGATAACTCATACTCCATCTATCGAGAATGGTAAGATTACAACTATTTCAGATGTCAAGTTACTAGAGAAGCTAAGACCCCTTTTAGCTATAGATACACCCCATACCTTGGAAGCAATAAAAGTTGTGCAAGCGCATTATGGAGATAGTCCTGAAATGAAGTTTCGAGACTGGGCTAATTTGGTTAAAGCAGTAAAATTTGACCAAGAAAAAACAATAGATACGGTTAATTGCGAATTAATTAGATTACCTTCCACAAAGCAGTAGAAGTAACTTTATAAGGAATAAAATGGGGCAAACAAACCTGTATTCATTTCTATCCGATAAATTATGATATTATTGCATCGAAAAGAGAAAAACACATGGTGAAAATTTCTTCTCTTTTGGCTGTGCATATGTGTAGGATAGAATGTGGAAATCCATTGAAAATTCAGTTTAGTTTAGTCTATTAGCCTATATATATGCTAAATCAAAGTAAACTAAATATAGGTAGGCATATTTGCCTTTTCATATATGCCTATGATTTGATAGAAGTACTTACTTTTGCGTGGTGCAAAAAACAATGAGCGTATACCCTTAAGATGTACATTTGCCTATTTTCTCTTTTGGCTGCAAAATTCTCTATAGCTAGCCAAACGATATTCTTGAGGAAGGGGTAAGTCGTGGGGAGAGTAACTTTGAGAAACACTTTGTGTGCAACCAAATGCAAGGAATAAAATCAAGTGAAAAGTAAAAACCGAAGAATATCCTAAAATACCGATTTTGTTTCTATTCTGTTTCTTTTGCAAGGTGCTATGACTGCTATTTTATTGGTGTACAACAAAATAAATACAAGTAAAATAACATTTACCAGATTTTAGGGTCCCAATACATCGTTGACATATGACGATATGTAAAGAACGAATTCGGGGAACAAAAGTAGAAAAATTTTCCCGATCTGCAATTGCACTGCCCGAACAACCCATCCGTTAAACCCGAATTTGCTCAATGCAAGCTGTTTTGCGTTATTTTGGCACGGAATGGAATGTGCGTCTGTTCTGGAGCCGGGAGACGCTCCCCGGAGGAGGCGCGGCGGAGCGCCGGAAAGTGTGCCGCCGTGGTAACGCGCTATGGGTAAACCGGTTTTGCAACTCCGTGATTTACGCAGGTTTGTGTTAAAAAATTAACAACCTTGAGTGTTATTCCGCTAACACCCCGAATGGTAAAAATTCCTGATTTTTTGTTCTGAAATCGGACTGTTATTTCCGCCGGATTTGCTATCTTTGCAACGCATTCTGTCCTGAATTCAGAAAACACACACAATATCATCTAAAATTTTAACAAAATGGCAGAAAAGAAATTTATCACGTGTGACGGTAATTACGCTGCGGCGCATGTTGCATACATGTTCTCGGAAGTTGCGGCGATTTACCCCATCACGCCCTCCTCGACCATGGCCGAGCTCGTGGACGAGTGGGCCGCACAAGGTCGTAAAAATATTTTCGGCGAAACGGTGAAAGTCGTGGAGATGCAGTCCGAGGCGGGCGCCGCAGGCGCTGTGCACGGTTCGCTCCAGAGCGGCGCCCTCACTTCGACGTTTACCGCGTCGCAGGGCCTGCTGCTGATGATTCCGAATATGTACAAGATCTCCGGCGAGCTGCTTCCCGGCGTGTTCCACGTGTCGGCCCGCGCGCTGGCCGCGCAGTCGCTGTCTATTTTCGGCGACCATCAGGACGTCATGGCGACCCGCCAGACCGGATTCGCGATGATCGCCACCTCGTCCGTACAGGAGGTGATGGACCTCGCGGGCGTGGCGCACATCGTGGCGCTCAAGTCGCGCGTGCCGTTCCTGCACTTCTTCGACGGTTTCCGTACCTCGCATGAGATCCAGAAGATCGAGCTGATCGACGAAGCCGCCCTGACGGCGATGCTCGACCGCGACGCGCTGAAGGCCTTCCGCCAGCGTGCGCTCAACCCCGAACACCCCGTGACGCGCGGTACGGCCCAGAACCCCGACATCTATTTCCAGACCCGCGAAGCCGCCAACACCTTCTACGACGCCGTGCCCGACATGGTCGCAGACGCGATGCGCGAGATTTCGAAGATCACCGGCCGCGAGTACAAGCCCTTCGTATACTACGGAGCCGCAGACGCCGAGAACATCGTGATCGCGATGGGTTCGGTGACCGAGACCCTCAAGGAGACGGTCGATTACCTGAACGCCAAAGGCGGGAAGGTGGGTGTCGTGACCGTTCACCTCTACCGTCCCTTCTCGGTGAAATACATGATGGAGGTGCTGCCCGAAAGCGTGAAGCGCATCTGCGTGCTGGACCGCACCAAGGAGCCGGGAGCCAACGGCGATCCGCTCTACCTCGACGTGGTGGAGGCTTTCGCCACCTGCCCGTGCAAGAACAAGCCGCTCATCATCGGCGGCCGTTACGGTCTTTCGTCGAAGGACACCACGCCGGCGCAGATGCTGGCCGTGTTCACGAACCTCGCGGCCAACGAACCCAAGAACCAGTTCACGGTGGGTATCGTGGACGACGTGACGTTCCGTTCGCTGCCCGTGGGCGAGGAGATCTCGCTGGCCAAGCCCGGCACGTTCGAAGCGCTCTTCTTCGGTCTGGGCGCCGACGGTACGGTGGGCGCCAACAAGAACTCGATCAAGATCATCGGCGGCACGACGAACAAATACTGTCAGGCATACTTCTCCTACGACTCGAAGAAATCGGGCGGCTACACCTCGTCGCACCTGCGTTTCGGCGACCTGCCCATCACTTCGCCCTATCTGGTCACCACGCCCGACTTCGTGGCCTGCCACGTGCCTTCGTATGTGGACAAGTACGACGTGCTCAAGGGCCTGAAGGCCGGCGGCTCGTTCCTGCTCAACTCGGTGCACGACGCCGCTACGACCTGCGAGACGCTGCCCGCGCACATGAAGGCTTACCTCGCCAAGAACAAGATCAACTTCTATATCATCAACGCCACGAAGATCGCCGCCGAGCTGGGACTGGGTTCGCGCACCAACACGATCATGCAGTCGGCGTTCTTCAAGATCGCCAACGTCATTCCGTTCGACAAGGCCGTCGAGCAGATGAAGAAGGCGATCCAGAAGTCCTACGGCAAGAAGGGCGAGGATATCGTCAACATGAACTATGCGGCCGTGGACGCCGGCGGCGATGCCGTCGTTAAGGTCGAGATTCCTGCCGAGTGGGCTTCGATCGAGGACAAGGGCTTCGTGCATGTTTCGGACGCTTCGTGTCCCGAATTCGTGCGCAAGATCGTCGAGCCGATCAACGGCCTGAAGGGCGACGACCTGCCCGTATCGGCCTTTACGGGCCGTGAGGACGGTACGTGGGAGAACGGTACGGCCGCCTACGAGAAGCGCGGCATCGCCGTGAACGTGCCCGAATGGAAGATCGAGAACTGTATCCAGTGCAACCAGTGCGCCTATGTCTGCCCGCACGCCGTGATCCGTCCGTTCCTCGCAACGGAGACCGAAGCAGCCGCTTCGGGCGTAGAGTGGAAGCAGGGGCTGGGCGAGACGAAGGACTACAAGTTCCGCATCCAGATTTCGCCGCTCGACTGTACGGGCTGCAGCAACTGCGTGGACGTTTGCCCCGCCAAGGAGAAGGCGCTGGTGATGAAACCGCTCGAATCGCAGCTGCCCCAGCAGAGGAATTGGGATTATATCGTAAAGAACATCGGCTACAAGCAGGTCGTGGACAAGACCAAGAGCGTCAAGAACCTGCAGTTCGCGCAACCGCTCTTCGAGTTCTCAGGCGCCTGCGCAGGCTGCGGCGAGACTCCCTATATCAAGGCTATTTCGCAGCTGTTCGGCGAGAAGATGATGGTGGCCAACGCCACGGGCTGTACCTCGATTTATTCGGGTTCGGCTCCTTCGACGCCGTACTGCACCAATGACAAGGGACAGGGTCCCGCATGGGCCAACTCCCTCTTCGAGGACAACGCCGAGTTCGGTCTGGGTATGCACGTGGGCGTCGAGAAACTCCGCGACCGTATTCAGGAGTCGATGGAGCAGGCGATCGCAGGCTGCACGAAGTGCTCGGACGAGCTGAAGGGCGTCATGCAGGAGTGGATCGCCGCGCGCGGTTCGTCGGCCAAGTCGGCCGAGGTTTCGGCCCGCCTGATCCCGATGATGGAGGCCTGCGGCTGCGACTACTGCAAGGGCATTCTCGAAATGAAGGACTGGCTGGTGAAGAAGTCGCAGTGGATCATCGGCGGCGACGGCTGGGGTTACGACATCGGCTTCGGCGGCGTGGACCACGTGCTGGCTTCGGGTCTGGATGTGAATATTCTGGTCGTGGATACCGAGGTTTACTCGAATACCGGCGGTCAGTCGTCGAAATCGACGCCCGTGGGCGCCGTCGCCAAGTTCGCGTCGGCCGGTAAGCGTATCCGCAAGAAGGATCTCGGCGCTATTGCCATGACCTACGGTTACGTATACGTGGCGCAGGTTTCGATCGGCGCGTCGCAGATGCAGCTCTTCAACGTGCTGAAGGAGGCCGAGGCTTATCCCGGACCGTCGCTCGTGATCGCTTACGCGCCGTGTATCAACCACGGCATCAAGGGCGGCATGACGCGCACGCAGACCGTGGGCAAGGAGGCCGTAGCCTGCGGCTACTGGCACCTGTGGCACTATAATCCGCAGCTCGAAGAGCAGGGCAAGAATCCTTTCGTGATGGACTCGAAGGAACCCGACTGGTCGAAGTTCCGCGACTTCCTGATGAAGGAGGTGCGTTACACTTCGCTCAAGAAGTCGTTCCCGGCCGAGGCCGAGGAGCTGTTCGCTGCCGCTGAGGAGAACGCCAAGTGGCGTTACAACAGCTACCAGCGTCTTGCCAAGATGGAGTACTGATCTGTATGACAGCTATGTGAAAGGCCGCGGCATTGTGCCGCGGCTTTTTTTTTGTTGGCGGGCCGTATCGCGTCCGGCGTCGTATCGCTTGCATGGATAGGATAAAGCATAAAAAGAAATGATTGTAATTGCTTTTTATTGCTTATTTAATATCTATTCTTTATATTTGTTTCGAAATCACCTTAAAACTAATTCGAAATGAAAAAACTATCCGTATGTCTGCTGACGGCCGTGCTCAGCTGTTGGTGCGCGACGGCGTTCGGCTGGGGGAAAATCGGCCACGATGCGATCGCCTACATCGCCGAATGCAACCTGACGCCCAAAGCCAAGAAAAACATCGAAAAGTATCTCGGCGGCCGTTCGATCGTCTATTATGCGTCGTGGATGGATCAGGTCCGCCACACGCCGGCCTACAGGCACACCAACACGTGGCACACCAACAAGGTCGATGCCGGGGGGAAACTACGTGCCCGATCCCGAAGGCGACGCGATGACTTTTCTGGACGACTGCATTGCGAAAGTGGAGGATTACCGCAATCAAAACGATTCGACGGTGACGGTCTTGATCCGCTTTATCGTACATCTCGTCGGCGACATGCACTGTCCGGGGCACGTGAAATATCCGTGGTACAAGAGTTTCAAATTCACGCTCAGCGGCAAGGAGTACGGCCTGCATAATTATTGGGACGAGTGGGCGCTTACGCTGAGCAACAAGTGGCATTATCTGGAATACGGGCACCAGCTCGACCGCTGTTCGAAGCGGGAAAAACGCGATATCGCCGAAGGCACGCCCCGCGACTGGCTGGCCGACAGCGCCCGCGAGTGCCGCGTGATCTACGACTGGACCAAGGCCGGTCAGACGCTTTCGTACGAGGAGTCGCGCGACTTCATCATTTTCTCGTACGAGTTCGCCGAGGCGCAGGTGCTGAAAGCCGGATACAGGTTGGCGGCGCTGCTGAACCGCTTGTTCGGATAAGGCGGTTGCGGCCGCACGTTGCGCCGCCGGGAATGCCGCCCGCTTTTCGGTGCGATTTCCGGGGCGGCGGTGCGTCCGAGTTGTGGTTCGTACGGATGGCGGTTCGGAATCCGTCCGGCGACCTGAAATCTGTCCGGGATGACGACCTGAAATTCCTCCGGGAAGCGGTCCGGGATTTGTCCGGACGGTGGGGCGGAATCCCCTCCGAATGGCAGTCTGAAACTCCTTCGGGAAGGCGCCCGAAATAGGTTCGGACGACAGTCCGGAATCTGTCCGAGCGGATGGTTCGAAAACCGTTCGGTCGGCGGGCTGTCAGGAGGTTCGTTCGAAAACCGTTCGGGGAGTCGTTCGAAATCCGTCCGGGCGGCGAAACGGCTTCGGCCGCGGCATGATCGCCGAC